ATGATCGCGGGGATTGGCAAGCAGACGCTCGACCAGGGGGTCGAGGTCGACGCCACTCCCACGGCCTTCACCGACGACGAGTTCCTCAAGCTCGATGCACAGATCAAGATCGACAACACGGTCTCCGACCACGTCGTCTCCGGAACCGTGCGCCTGGAGCGCGAGATCACGATCCGCGCGATCCCCGACACCAACGACTACGCGAAGCACATCATCCTCGGCAAGGAGAAGGCGAGCTGGAACCTCACCGGCCTATTCGACTCGACCTCCGAGGTGAGGGTGTTGGCGACGGGGCGGGCGCAGCACTCGATCGAGCTGCTGTTCGGCCACCCGAGCAGTGCGAACCACTCGCTCTCACTCAAGAGCGAGAAGGCCCTGCTCTACCTCACCAACAACCCGTCGGTGGGTCAGGGCAACGAGCGCGAGATCACGATCGAAGGCCAGGGGCACCCGAGGGGCGCGGCGAGCGCCTCGCAGATCCTCGCCGTCCTCAAGAACCCCGACGCGGCGATCAGCTTCTGATTGGGAGGCTACATGGAGGGACGCCCGCTTTTCCTTCGGACCATCGCAAGCCGTTTCGACGGCGTCTACCCGGTGCCGGCGCCCGCGATCAACGAGGGCGCCGTGCTCTACCTCCGCCCGCTCACGATGACCAAGCTGCGCGAGATCGCGCTCCAGCATAAGCTGTGTAAGCGCTGTCTGGGCTTCGGCGTCGTGAGCATCGGCGAGGGCGAGCACGCGCACGAGCAGCTCTGCCCGATATGCCGCGGCAACCACCCCAAGACGATGGGCGACTTCGGGCCGCGCCACGACATCCTGCAGCACGCGCTCGCTCGCTGGGAGGGCGTGCTCGCCGAGGATCCGGTGACGGGCGAGATCGGGCCGCTCGAGCTGACGCCGGAGGTGCGCGATTCGATCCCGCAGACGGACGGCTACGACGAGATCGTGCGGCTCGCCCGCGGCCTCGTGCAGCACGCGGACCAGGCAGAAAAAGGGGGCTCGAAACCTTCGCTCGCCGGCGATTCCGGTACGGCGCCGAGCGCCGAAGCGCCATCGAGCTGAGCCAATGGCAGGCGCAGGCATGGTTCGCGTGGCATCTATGCGGCTCACAGCTCGCAGTCGCCCCCATGGGCGGCCTGCTGGGGCTGCGATATGAGGGGTGCGCCGTGATCCTCGCCGACTACGGGCTGCGCCACGAGGAGGTCTGGGAGGGGCTGCGCGTGATCGAGGCCGTGCGGGTCGAGGAAGCCGCGAAGAAGCGGGAGCACGACCATGGCCGGCGCCGTCGCTGATGTCCTGTTCAAGGCCGAGTTCGATGCTTCGGGCGCTATCATTGGCCTGAAGAAGGTTCAGTCCGAAGCCAGCGCGACGAAGCCGAAGACCGATTCCGCCGCCAGCTCGTTCAAGAATCTCGCCACGGCAGCAGCCGGCGCCGCGGTCATCGTGAAGCTCGGCGGCTTCCTCAAGGACTGCGCCAGTGCCGCCATGGAGAGCGAGCAGGCCACCGCGAAGCTGAACGCCGTGTACAAGGCGACGGGCGGCGTGGTCGGCATGAGCACGCAGCAGCTCGGTAAGCTCGCCTCTGAAATACAGGGCGCCACCGGCGTATCCGACGAGATGGTGATGAGCGCCGAGGCGGTCCTCCTCACCTTCCGGTCGATCCAGGGCGAGGCGTTCCCGCGGACCATGAAGGCCGCAGCCGACCTCTCGGCTGTCTTCGGGCAGGACCTCAACGGGTCCGTGACGATGCTGGGCAAAGCGCTTGAGGACCCGATCAAGGGCATCACCAGCATGACGAGGGTTGGCGTCACCTTTTCAGAAGAGCAGAAGAAGGTGATCGCGAAGATGGTCGAGACGAATCACCTGGCCGACGCGCAGGCGGAGATCCTGCGCGTGGTTGAGCTCCAGGTCGGCGGCACGGCCGAGGCGATGGGCAAGACGCTCGCCGGGCAGCTCGGCATCCTGAACGAGACATGGGGCGACGCGAAGGAGGCGATCGGCGGGTTCGTCACGGGGGCCATCGCGGCGACGGGCATCGTGCCTGCGCTTACGTCGGTACTGCGCGGCATGACCGAAGGCCTCACCGAGATGGCCGGCAAGACAGAGGTCGCGAACACCGCCCAGGAGTTGACCGCACACTCCCTCGAGTTGCTCATCCCGAAGCGGCAGGCGGAGATCGCCGCGCTCCAAGAGCAGATGCGGCACACCGATCACTCGTCGGACGCCTACGAGGCGCAGAAGAACAAGCTGATGTCGCTGATAGAGGAGCTGCACAGCTTCGAGCAGCAGCTCCCGCAGACCACGGCGCAGGAGGATGCTGCCGCCGATGCGGCCAAGCGGGTCGGCGACGAGTCGGAGGGATCGAAGAAGAAGGTCGCCGAGCTGGGCGATCTGCTCGATCAGTACTACGGCGAAGGCAAGACCTACTCAGCGACCGCCACGATCGCCGCGGACACAAGCGGCGCCTCGACCACGCTCATTGGCTTCCTGGAGTGGGTGAACCAGCAATTCCCGCCCGGCGTCGCGCGGGAGATCGCGCTCGAGGCAGCCACAGCGCAGGCTGAGGGCGACCTCGCCGGATTCATGGAGCGCGTCGCGGAGATCCTGCCGCCGACGCTGCCCACGACCGTGGCTGTCGGCGCCGGCACTGCGCGCGAGGACGCGGCGGCAGTCGCCGCCGACATGAGGGCCGCGGTGCCACTGAGCGTGCCAACGGCCGCGGACTTCGCGGCTGGGGTGGCACTCGCCGCAGCCGAGACCTACGCCGATGGCTTGACTGGCGCGGTTCCTGGCTCGGCGACTACGACAGCGCTTTTCGCGCCCGGAAGCGCGCTCGGCGATGCTGCGGCATACGGCACCGGAGTAAGAGACGCGGTGCCGGGATCAGCGAGCACCACCGCACTCTTCGCTCCCGGCAGCGCCATATCCGACGCGACACGCCTCGGTCGCGACCTCGCCGGGGCGGTCCCCGGTAGCGTCACCACCGAGGCCGCTTTTGTCCCCGGCACCACGGTTGCCGACGCGAGACGCCTCGGCAGTGACGTCCTCGGCGCTCTGCCGCCGAACGTGCCACTCAGCGCGCAGCTCATCAAGGGGAGCACGGTAGCCGACGCCGGGAAGCTCGGCCGCGACGTCGCGGGCGCCATCCCCCCGGATGCTGCCACGGTGACAGCCAAGTTCGCGGACCTCGGCGCGCGCGCTGTCATCATCAACTTCTTGGGCAAGGTCGCCAAGGACTTCCCGCCCGACAAGGCCGCCGAGATCACCGCGCACTTCCGCGACGCGCAAGCCCGCGGCGACGTGACCGGCTTCCTTGGCTACGTGAACACCGAGATCCCGGCGGAGAAGCGCCAGGAGCTGACCGCGGCGTTCGTCGACGTCCAGGCGCGACTCGATGCACAGAAGCTTAAGACGGACATGCCGAGCCTCGTCGGTAAGAGCTACACGACGATCTTGCAGGCGAACCCCGACCCGGCGAGGACAAAGGCCAATGAGCTGGCGGCCGAGCTCGCGGCCGGCGCGGTGGCGATACCGCCGTGGCAGATCAGGCTCGAGGCTACGATTGAAGCCGACGAGGCGAAGGCACAGGCTGAGGCGGAATTCAAGGCGTTCTTCGACTACAACATCGCCCCGCTGCTCGCCGACAGCATCACCCAAGGGATCGTCGACGGGCTCGCCGGCGAGGGAATCGACGAGGCCGTAAAGGCGCTCTTCGACGCACTCGGCAACCTTGGTCGCTCGATGCTGAAGACCTTCCTCGAAGGGATCATCAGCAGCAAGGACGTGCGGCAGTCGCTGATCGACGCCGGCGTCCTGACATCGAATGGCAGGTTCAACGCCGCTGGCACGCTTTCGGCCGCCGGCGGGATGGTCTACCAGGCCGGGCAGCAGCGCGGGTCGCGGGGCATGGGCGCGCTCGGCGGGGCGATGTCCGGGGCCGGAATTGGGCTGATGTTTGGTACAGTCGGCGCGATCGTAGGCGCCATCATCGGAGGCATCGCCGGATACCTCACATCCGGTACTCGCACCGAAGGCTACAAGATCTGGATGCGCGAGCGCGAGGGGGAGACCGCCGGGATTCGCGCCGGGATGTGGTACGGCCCGACGGGCAAGCCCGAAGAGCAAGAGATGGCGCGCGAGATGCTGTCGAAGTACCACAAGGCGGCCGGCTTCTTCCGCGACGTCCTCGACATGCTCGAGGCGCCACTCGGCGATCTCCCCGCCATTGAGATCTCACTCGAAGCGCAGACCAAGGACTTCTCGACCTTCTGGCGCACCTTCCTCACCGGCACTCTGCCCCGAGCCGTGTTCCAGGAGTACAAGCCGGCACTGACCAGCGCCATGGAGGCGTTCGGCATCGAGACGGGCCGCATCAACCTGGAGCTCGCGAAGTTCAACACGGCGCCCTTCGAGGAGGCAGCGCAGGCGCTCAAGGCGTGGATCGGTGCGATCGTCGCCGTGCGTGACACGATCGAGCTGACCGGGCTTTCCTTCGAGGACTTCAAGGCGCGCGCGCTTGAGGGGCCGCTCGAGGCATGGCGGCGCGACAACGCCAAGGTGCAGGCCGATCTCCTGCGCTGGTCGGGGCAGCTCTCGCAGCTCGACACCGAAGAGCAGGTCGAGCAGGCCGGGAAGATGGTGCAGGCGATCAACGCGCAGATCGACGCGAACGCCAAGCTGCTGGCGACGCTCGACGATCTCCGCCAGAAATACGTCGTGCAGCCGCGCACCTTCGACCTGGCCGTGGGCGCCGGCGGATCCGACATGCTCGAGCGCGTCGACGCCGTGCTCTCGGCCGTGGTCACGGAGCTGGCGGACGCCGCGACCATCGAGCAGCTCGTTGCGGCTGCGGAAGGGGCGGACGCCGCGCGCCAGGCGCTCAAGGACCTCGCTGACGTCTACGCCGAGGCGGTCGCCGACTTCACCACCGCCCGCGGCGAGCTTGACGCCCTGGTCGCCGCGATGACTCCAGTGCAGCCGCTCGCGCTGGAGGACGCGCTCGCTGGCGTCCAGGACCTCATGACCGGGATCGACCAGCTCGCGCCGGCGGACGCGGCGGCGCGGGTGCGCGAGGTCACCGCCCTGCTCTCCGAGCAGTACGAAATGCAGAAGGCGAACCTCGAGCAGATCACCAACATCCAGGAATCGCTCGCCGCCTCCTGGGATAAGCTCTTCGGTAAGTGGGCAGAGGGGAAGCTGTCGCCCGAAGAGGTGATGGCGCAGCAGCAGGCGGCCCTCTCAGGGATCGTCGATCAGCTCGCTGCTGCCGCCTCTCCTGAAGAGATCGACCGGCTGGTGCGGCAGGCACAGGAGCTAGCCGGCACGCTCTGGGATAACCTCACGAGCCAAATCGAGGCGCTGGCCGGCGAGGGCGAGGATACGTCGGCGCTCCTGGCCCAGCGGGACGCTGTAGAAGCGCTGGCGCAGGAGATCCGCACCGCGTCGGAGGCGCAGCTCGAGACGTATCGCCAGCAGGTCGAGGCGGAGATCGAGCTCATCAAGGCGGCGGCGATCGCCGCGGCCGATATCCTCGACACGCGCGCGTCCCAATACGACGAGATCCTCAGTCAGGTGCAGGCCGCGGACGCCGCGATCGCCGACGCACTCGAGGGAATCGGCACGCGCCTCGACTCGTGGGAAGCGGAGATCGCGGCATCGAACGAGCTGCTTGATCAGCGAGCCGACGAGCTGCTCGCGGCGCTGACCGCCGAGACCGGCGCCCGCCAGGACCTCATCCAGGAGATCGATCGAACCGAGGACACCTTCCACGACGCCGGCGATGCCACCGATGACGTGATCGACGGGTACATCGATCTCAAGAACGCACTCGACGAGGCGCGCGGGGCGATCGACTACCTGCGCCAGCAGAGCACCTCGGCAGGCGACAGCCTGTCGGGCGCTGCCACGGCCGCAGGCGCGATGGCGACGAACACAGCGAGCGCCGCGACCGCCGCGAACGATGCAGCCGCCGCGCTGCGCAACGTTCGCGACAGCGACCCGACCCGCGCCACGGGCCGGTGGGAGGAGCCGTGAGGACGATCGGCGCTACCGCTGCGGCCGCTCTCGCGCAGGGCTGGAAACGCGTCGGCTATGCCGTGAAGATCCGCTTGCGCGACGGCACGATTTGGGCGATCACCGACTTCCCGACGGGCGTGACGATCGACGGCCAGGCGTACAGTCGCGCGAACTTTCGCGTGACGGGTCTCCCGGCCGAGGCGAATCCGGCCCTCTGGAAGGCGTCTCTCCGACTGGGAGACGGCGCCGGAACCTATCGCGCGGCGATCCGCGACAACAGCATCCGCTACGCCGAGGTGTGGATCTACGCCCTGCTCTCGCCCGACCCTGCAACGGCCCCGGGCGCCGTGTTGCTCTTCAAGTTTAGGGTCGAGAAACCGAGCGTCAACGGGCCATCGGTCGACCTCCAGCTTGGGCCGCCGAAAGGGTTGTGGGAGATCCAAGGCCCACCCGTGTACTCGGCGACCTGCACGTACCCGCAGGAACGCAACACGCCGCTATGCGACAAGGCGTTGATCTGCGGCGGGACGTGGGCCGAGTGCCAAAGCTTCGTGCGCACCGACCTCTTCAACGGTCGCCGGCGCCTGCCGCCTGTGGGGACCGTCATCCAGGTGCGCGAGGATGGCTCGCTGACCATCGGTGTGAGGGGGGAGTAGCGTGGCGCTCTTCCCACCGAACATCTGGCCCGAGACGCCGCCGCGCGAGGGCGAGGATTGGGAGACGATCGTCCAGCCCGGCCCTGGTGGCATGGGCGACGTGCTCGAGGTCAACGACGCACCGGTTTTCCTGGGTCGTTATCGCTTCTACCTCGAGCGCGCCGACTTCCACGAGCTGCGGTCATTCCATCGGCAGCAACGCGGACCGGCTCTACCCTTCGACTTTTTCGCCTACACGATCATCGAGCACGAGCTGCTCGACTGCGGGACTGGCGACGGCTCGGATCTCGTCTTCCCGGCGCCGCTAACTGACCTCGACCGCACTCTACAGGCGCCCGTCGTCACGGTCGGCGGCGCTTCCAAGGCCGAGGGCACCGATTACGAGATCATCGTCGAGCAGCGGGCCGCGAAGAGCGAGGACCTCTCGGACGCCGGCGTGTGGGCGGCGGTCTCCGGCGCAGTGATCACGCGGACCGGCGGTCAAGCGGCCCCCTCCGGTCCTGCGACGGCCTGGCGAATCCAGACAAGCGGAGGGACGGACACCGCGAAGCTGCGGCAGCAGCTCCTTGCGCTCTCGCTCCTGAGCAAGCGGCACTTGGTCGCCGGATACATCAAGGTCGCCGCCGCGACGCCAGCGGTGACGATCGCCGACGGGCTCGGAGCGACGCAGACGGTGCAGCCGGGCGCCGGGTGGACCGAAATTGAGCTGCAGTCGGATGGCGACGCAGTGACTCCGTGGCTGATGGAGTTCCGGGCGCCGGCCGCCGGCGACGCGCTCGACGTCGACCTCTGGCATCCGTGGGGCGCGATCGAAGACGTCTACTGGGGCCTCCCGAGGGGTGAGCCCAACCGCAGTGCGTGGCGCTACGGTCCGTCCGGCGCGTCGGCGATCGCCGTCGACTCGAAGCGCCGTCACCAGATCGTCTTCTACGCGGGCAGCGTCCCCGGCGCCGGTGCCGCCGTGAAGCTCACTGCGGTGGGCCGTCGGCTGTACTACGTGCAGTGCCTGACCGAGAAGCTCGACTGGGCGATCGATGAGAACCTCATCATCACCGTGCCGCTCGAGGTCAAGGAGAGCACGTAGATGGGCGCTCCGACTACCGTCTATGGCGACAAGATGGGCATGACCACGCGGCCCCCAGGCTCGACGCCCACCAGCACCGGGTCGGCCGGTTCAGCGACCGGCGCCGCACATCGAATCGGCTACGGCCAGCACGTCGTGTTCGGCCTCTACTCGCTGGTGACCGTTTACCAGGGCGATCTCGTCGTGCTCTACGAAATCGAGCGTGGGCCGATCGAGGAGTACGTATCAATCGAGCTGGGTGGCGTGTCGATGCCGGTCGGTGGCGGCACAGTGTCGGGGATCACGCTCGAGGCACCGAAGAAGGGGGAGGCGGCGCAGGTGGTGTCCGCCCTGCTCTCGACGGTCTTCGCCGACCACGTCGAACGCTACCCGGCCCACGCCTATCTCGTTGCACGCTTCGAGGCCGACGCTGTCTCCGCGGGCTCAATCCCCGAGTGCCGATGCATCGTCAAGGGCCGGAAGGACGTCTACGATCCGGACTCCGGGACCACGGGGTACACCGACACGCCAGCGTTGTGCACCGCGCACCTGGTCTCGATCCCCGAGGGTGGACAGCTTGGTAGCACCGGTGTCGTGTGGCCGAGCGTTGACGCGGTCGCCGACTGGCATGAGACGCTGGTCTCAGGCTCGACGCGCTACGCGATCTCCGCCCTTATCTCCGAGTCGACGCTGATTTCGCAGCACGTGCGCGCCATGCTCTCGCAGTCGTCGGCCTGGGAGTCGTGGTCGGTCGACGGGCTCTGGCGCATGGGATGCGAGAACGCCGGCGCTGCCGCGGTCGCGACTATCGCCGCCAACTGGCTGTACTGGCAGGATGGTCGACGGCTACCGAGCGAGTGGCGAACGCTGGTCGACCAGCAGTTGACGCGGCTCATCGTCGAGTTCACGGACGCGAGTCGCGACTACGAGACTGGCGAGGTGGCGGCCGAGCTTGCGGGCGTCGCGGACGGGACGCAGCCCCTCATTCAAAAACGCTTCCCGGCGCCGTGGATCACGTCGAAGCCGGTTGCCGCACGGCTCGCCGCCGACCTCCTGGACGCGGCGCAAGCCAGCTACCGCGTCCAGATCCTCTGCAACAGCAAGGCGCTCGCCCTCGAGCAGGGCGATGTCGTGGCGACCAGCGGCGTGTTCGCGGTGCCCGATGGCACATGGACCGTTCTCTCCTCGCAGCCCTCCATCAAAGAGGGCATCATGGTCACGCTCGCACAGCGCCCCGGCAATAGCGTCTCGGCGCCGGCGAGCGAGACCAAGGTCACGCCACCCGTCCCGAAGCCCGGCGACATCCCGCCGGCGCCAACCGGCCTCACGCTCGCGGTCCTCGAGAGCGCGGCCGCCGGGAAGGTCGTCTACACGATCGTCGCCTCGGTCGACCCACCGGCGAGCGTCATCGTCCGGAGCTTCCTGTTCCAGCTCTACGAGGGCGGCGGCTGGCGGACGGTCGCGACGGCCGATGCCGCCGCCGATCGCGCTGTGCGCTTCTTGGCAGTCGGCCCCGGCGACAACAACGTACGGGTGTGGGCGATCTCGCACTCGGGGCAGTGGAGCGCGACAGCCGCGAGCGATACCGTGACGTGCGGCCCGGGAGTTGGGGCGTACCCGGCGCCAGTGCGGGGCGATAAGCTGCACAAAGTCAAGTTCGGGGCCTTCGCTTCCGCACCCGAAATCTATCCGGGCGGCGCCGACCCAGACCCGATCGGCGTCGGCGACTTCTTTCTCTACACATGGGCTCTCTCCGACCCTCCCGGCCTGATCTCTCATATCGAAGTCGAAACGTTGAATCGCAAGCTGACGTTCGTGCTCGACAAGTCGAACACTCAAGTGTGGATCGGCGCCGGCGCTACCGGCGAGGTTGGCGTACCCGAGATCATCAGCCCTGACGAAATCTCCGAGGTCTACTCGCTCGCGCACGACGGGACAAAGACGCCTTCGACCGGCACGTGGAACGTGCTCACGACGCAGTACGAAGGCACGCTTCCGGATGGCGTTTTCGCCGACTCATCGGCACCCGCGAACGGTGGGCTACTCCTCGAGGCGCAGTACGACAGCGGAAAGGGGAACTGGTTCATCCGGCCGGTCTCGATCTACCCACCGAATGATGGAGATTCGCCGGTCTTCGACGGCCCGACCTCGAGATGGCAACTGAAGAAAGTGGGTGGAAACGTGCGCATCCCGCTTTACGACTCGACCACCTGGGTCTTCGACCGGATCGACAGCTACATCCTCGAGAACAAATTCGAGGAGTTCATGGGCTCGCAGCTCATGCGGCTGGGGATCGACCTCACGGAGTACTCGCAGATCCGCGTCGGGGTGCGGTGGGAGTACCTGCCGCGAGGCAAGTACGACATCGCATGGAGCTCCGGTTCCACGAAGACGCGACACGCCATTTGCTACCCCTACCTGCTCAAGCACACCGGAACGACCACGCTCACGCGTGGCAACCTCGACGGCTCGAGCACGACGACCTATACGCACGGGGCGAACATCACGGCGATCTACGGAGCCGGACCGTACTGCTTGCTCTTCGATGCCTCGGGCAACTGGTACGTGATCGACCCGGCGACGATGACGAGCCTCGGGCAGCTCACCGGGATCCCGACGAGCACCAACGCGACAGCGTGTGCCGTCAACTACCCCTATGCCGTGATCGGCATCGTAATCGCCGACGGCACGAACCCCAACAAGGCGTACCTCGTCGACGTGCCGGCGGTCAGCGCGAGCAGCATCGGGACGCTGAGCACCACCGGCCTCGACAGCTTCCAAGCGGTTTCACGAGACGGCCAATGGATCGCGTCGTACCGCAACTCGGCCAACTACCTGCACCGCGTCGCGGGCTTCTCGGCGGCCGTCTACTCGACGCTCACGGTCCCGACCGGTATCTCGCTCTCGCAACGCTCCGCGAACAACGTCGGGTGGCTCGACGGGTCGTCGCTCATGCTTCCGGGTTACGTGACCGCGAGTCCGTACGGTGCCCGCGTGGTCAAGGGACCGTACGCAACGCACGCCGTGAGTCTGGGATACCTGGAAGCCCTCGTTGAGCTCTTCCCGTTTGGGCCGCGGGCGTTGGGGCTCTTCGCGCTGCAGGCCGACATCGTGTCGGCCGCTGCACGCGGGCAATACGCGCTGATTCACGCGCGTGGGGGGGATGCCGACATTCAGCACGTCGGGATGGTTGTCCCGTCGACCACGGAGCGCACGCTCGGCCTGACCGTCTGGGATACGCGCGGGCTCGGCATCATGGTCGACCAGGCGAGCGGCAACGAGCTCGTGATCTTGTGCGAGGGGGCGAGCGGGCAGAAGGTCGGGCTCCAGTATAAGACGGCTGCGGGCGCCTGGTCGAATTTCGACGGGAGCGGCGCCGGCGCGGTCGGTGCACCGTCGATCACCGACTACCAATCCGGAGTTGCGCTGTCGGCCTGGCAGGCGGTCCCGGCCGGCGCGCAGGCGGCCGTGACGGTGCGCCCGGTCTTTGAGGGCGGCGACAAGGCGACGAATGTGCACCTGCGCGAGCTGTGGATCGAGCTGAAAGAGTGAGAGGGGGCGGGATGGGTGAGGAGAGCGGGGCGGTGGGGAACCAGGGACGACGGCATGAGGATCCGCGACTCGAGAGGATGGAGCGCAAGCTCGACGAGCTCGACGCCAAGTTGGATTCGCTCTGGCAGAACGGCCTCGTAAGATTGAGCGCAGCGCTCGCGGCGGTTTCGGAGCGCGTGGGCAAGCTAGAAACTCGGTGCGACGCCTTCCACCCGCCCGGCTCGATGGCGCGCAGCAGCAAGGCGCCGACCGCGAAGGAGCGGCGCGAACTCCCGCGCTGGGCGTATCTCGTCATCGGCGGTGCTCTGATGGCCGGGGGCGATGGTCTCAAGTGGCTCTTCGCAGCGGTCGCGAAAGCGCTGGGGGCGGGATGAGCTTCACCGAGCATTTCACCGAGCGTGACTTCGCGTGCAAGGACGGCTGCGGCTACGGCACGCATCCCGACGACGTCGTGACGGAGCTGCCGCAGCTCCTCGAGGCGGCGCGGCTCACGCTCGGGCGGCCGATCTACGTCACCTCCGGGTGCCGGTGTGCGAAGCACAACGAGGCCGAGGGTGGCAAGCCGACATCGGCGCACACGCGCGGCGCTGCCGCCGACCTCCGGATCTCCGGCGGCCTCCAGCGGTGGGAAACGCTCGTCGCGCTGATCGTCGGCGCGCTGTGGATGATGGGGATGCTGCGCTCGCAGCCGTGGCTCGCGCTCGCGCGGCTGCGAACCGTGGTGCGCGGCCTGGGGGTGGGCCCGACGTTCGTACACGTCGACGTCGACGAGCAGCTCGCTGACGATGGCAAACGGCCGGCGGCGTGGGGGTACGGCGCCGAGCAGCCGTAACGCGGATCCCGGTCAACAGTTGACCGGGCGGGAGGGCGTGGGGATGGGCGGGCGTGGTGGGGCGAGGGCGAGGCGGAGGCGGGCGCGGGAAGCCGAGCGGCCGGCGCACCTGGGGATCCCCGTGCGTTGCCCGGTCTGCTGCGCGATAGGCGATCTGTGCGGCCGGGAGCGGACTGGCAGGTGCGATCCGCGGGACGCAGGCCGGATCGCGGTCGAGCTGATCGGGCCGGCGGCGCTCCGCGGTGGCGCCGAGCGCGAGCGCCGGCGCGCGAGGAGGGCGGCATGAGGCACGGTGAAATCCTCGCCATGCCGGACGCGCAACTCCGCGATCCAGCGCTACCCCAGCGCATCGAGGGCGGCAACATGGGCCGGCGGGTCTGGACCTATTGGCAGGGGGTCTCTGGCCTTGTCACGCCGCGCGAGCCCGGCATGCTCGTGTACGGGGACGGTGGGGCGCTCGATCACGGCCCCGAGGAAATGTGGGCCATCCGGTACACGCCGAGCGGGGCCTACTGGGAGCGGTGGTGGGGCTGCGAGGGCGATGAGGGCGAGACCTACGCGCCGTCCCTCGTGCGCACTCCTGATTCCTGGCCGGAGGACAGGCGCTGGCTCATGGGCTATTCCGGCACTATGCGCTCCACCTCGGGGCAGCGGCGCCGGGTGTGGCTGGGCCTGGCGTGGATCGCCGATCTGGCGTACGAGCAGTGGGACCGACGACTCGTCATCCCGTGGGGCGGGACTGGGCCGTCAGGAGGCGTGTGGTGCGTGGCGCTGGTCGTGCGCGACGGCGAGGTGATCGCGATCGGCCGCGACTCGACGTACCCCGTCGGCCAGATGCACCGCCGCTACCGGGTGCAGCCGGACCTCAGCTACGAGGATCTCGGGCCGATCGTCCTGGAGGGTGCAGCGCCGGCCGCCTGGTGCAACGATGGGATGGTGCTCGGAGATGGCCGGCTCGTCATGGTCGAGGGCGGCAACCCCGGCACGCACGCCACACAGCCGAGGCTCGTCGAGTACATCTCGGAGGGCGCCGACTGGTCGCTGGTCAAGCCGAGCGGGCGAACGTGGGCTCACCCGGACAGCACACTCCGCACGTTCGATGGGGGCTACCTCCGCGACGAGCTGGGGCATATATCACTCGAGGACGTGGTGTTTGCCAACTGGTCAGACGGACGGGGGCCGGGTAAGCGCGGGTCGTGGGGTGTGCAGTGGTGGGCCGGGGACGGGACGACGACGCAGGCCACGATCAGCCAACTGCGCACGCCGCCGCTGGCGGTGGAGGTAAGATGAGAGAGCTACTCGGACAGCTATTTTCGTCGCGGTGGGGTTCGACGAAGTTCTGGCTGATCGTCGGCACGTATGCCACCTTCACCGTGCTCCTGTGGCACGGAAAGCTCGGCGGTGACAACTACATGCTGCTCGTCGGCGGCGAGATCGGCGCCTACCTGGGCGTCAACTTGCTCCAACACCGCACCTATGCCGCTGGCGCCGGCGCCGGCGAGGAGCCGAAAGCGTGAGGTGAAACGTGGGAATCTTGAGCAATGTCAAAGCAATCGTCGTCGCGCTCGTCGTGGCCGGGCTCGTCGCCGGCGGCCTGGGGCTCGGCTGGCGACTCGACCACATGACGCAGGTCGCACGCCGCGAGGCCGCGGAGGCCCGACTCGAGGCGTGCATCACCGCGCGCGACCAATGCGCAGCGATGGTGCCGAGCTACCAGCGGACGATCGATGAGGTACGCACAGAGATCGAGGCGCGCAACATCGAGCTCGAGGCGGAACACGGGCGCCGCATAGCGCTCGATGCAGCGATCGCCGCATCCCGAGCGGCTGTCGCCCGCGCGCAGGGCGAGCGGGACGTCGCCCGGAGAGAGACGGCCGGACGCCCATACCCGACCGATCCGCTACAGGCGGCCGACGAGCTGCTGATGCGGGCGCTGGAGATCGTGGGCGCACCGCCCGAGGTGATCGAGCGGATGAAGACCCTTGTGGAGGCGCGCTATGCCGGAAGGTGACTACGAAGCCATCGAGAATTCGGGCTGTCTGCGCGCGGCCGGCGGCCGACTCGCGCTCTACCTCGCCGGCGCCGCCATCTTCGCGGCGCTCGTCTGGTGTGTAAGCTGCTCGCATGCGCGCCCGGCGCCCACGCCGACCCCAGTGCCGCCGGCTCCCGAGGTCATCAGGGTGCGAGTGCCGATCTACGACTCGTGTCCGCCGCCGGCGGATCTGCCGCGGCCCGACTACTGGCCGCTGGTCGTGGATGCGCTCTCGCAACCGACGCTCGAACTCAAACTGCAGGTGCTCGAATACCTGATCCGGAGCGCAGTCGGCTACGGCGACGACCAGGCGCTTATCCTCGAGCCGTATCGGCGACCGCCGCCGGCGCCATGAGTCGGATTTGCCCCGGCGTTTGCCCACGGCGAGATCGCGTCTCGGCGGTGTGGCGTAAGTGCGTGAGGGGGTTGGCGGCCCGTAGGGGAATCGAACCCCTGCTTCCGGCGTGAGAGGCCAGCCGCGGGCGCTGTGCAAGTTTCGGCTGATCAGCTAACTAGCTTGAGGCTCCGGCGCTTGCGCTGTGCGCCGTCCCGCGACGGTCTCAACTGATGTGCCGATTTGTGCACCGCGTTTTGCCCCTGGGCAAACGCTTCGATCGCCGCCAGCGCCGGGTGCTGCCGGGCACGCTCGAGCTCGCGCTCGAGGCTCCCGACGACGGCGTGCGCGTAGTGGCGCTGGAGCATCGTCAGGCTCGTGCCCGTGACCTGCGCGACGACCTGAGCGGACACGCCGGCGACGAGCAGATGGGTGATGCGAGAGTGGCGGAGGGCGTGGAGCGGCGTGTCCCCGGCGAGCCGCTCCCCCGCCTCAAGGCGGTGGTTGGCGACGCGCAACAACCGGCGCCACACGTAGCGCCAGTTGTCGGCGCGCGTCCCGGTGCGCGGCGCGACCAGCACCGGGGAGTCCGGCTTCGGCCGCCGGGCGGCGTACGCCTCGCGCAGGTGCGCGGCGAGGACCGGGTCGAGCGGACACACGACGTTCCTGTGCCCCTTCGTCTCCGGGAAGACGATCAGCCCGCGCGCCAGCTCGACGTTGCGCCAGAGCAGCGCGTCAATCGCCTCGGGGCGGCCGCCCGTGTAGTAGCCGAGCATCACCCGCGTAACGATCGGGAGGTACTGCCGCCGGCGATCCTCGCGCGGCAGCCGCTCCCAACGCTGCCAGACATGGCAGGCGGCGAGCACCGCGCCGACCTGGCGCTCGGACAGCGCCGGGGGCTGGCGGAGCGGCTCCGGGAGGTTCCTCAGTCGGCGCATGGGGTTCTCGCCGAGCAGCTCGCGCTCGACGGCGAGGTTCAGCGCAGCGCGGATGATGTTGACGTGGGCGTTGCAGCTCCGCGGCCCGAGCTGGCGCTGCTCGCGCAGCTCCGTCCGCCAGGCGGCGACACGGCCGGCGGTGAGCTCGACCGCCGGCGTCTCCGCGCCGAGCGTGTCACGGATGGTCCTCGCCCGGTACGCCTCGTTCCCTTCCCACCGTGTCCCGCGTTCGCGGCAGTCCGCCGCGTAGGCGTCGAGGACCTGGGCGAGCGTCACGGGCGCGGCGTGGGCCTCCTCAACGCGCAGGATCTCCGCCTCGATCTCCCGGATGATCTCCGCCCGGCGCCAGGCCGCCCACTGCCGCGACCGCGCGAGATCCGCGGGGTACGGCGAGCGCTCGCGGGGCCAGTGCACACGGCCGATGCTGTCCGCGTACCGGAAGCGGAGGTCCCAGACGCCGCGGGCCTCGTCGCGGGTGAGGTAGGAAGGCGCGGTGCGAGGACGGCGCGGCATGACCACTATGGTGGGCACAAACGGAGGCCGAGAACAAGTGCCGCGGCAGAATATCGGTCCACTTCTTATCGTGGAACGCGGCCCCGCAACGCTTCCGGTGCATTCCGGATCCTCGCCGCGAGGCGCTTGAGGCTGTCGCTTATGTTGCCGAGAACCTCGTAGAGCGCATCATCTTCTGGCCGAGGGCCGTGGATGAAGCGGCGCTGGTTAAGAACCGCGCCTGCGAACTCGTCGATCTCTCCTGCCACGTAGTCAAAGAGTTCACCATCGTCTGGCATCTGCTGCTCCCTTCATGTCGGGCACATTCGCCCGATCCACACCCACTCGACACCGAACTCCGCGGCTGCCGCGTCCGACGCCGGCCTCCGTTCCTCAAGCCGCACCGACACGCCTTCATAGGTGACCAGCACCCCGGACTGCGGCGGCTCCTCGAGGTGCGCGAACAGCATCATCGGGACGTCGACCAAGTGCGAGCCGTCGACGAGCACGAGCGCGTCGTAGGGACCGCTGCCGCACTCGTCGGAGATGTTCATGGCGATGGCGCCGGGCTAGGTTCTGGTCCCTTGACCACACGCCCCACTTGGAAGACAAACGTGTACTCGACCTTCCGATCGCCAGCGACGATCGGAAGGAGCACCCGCATGGTCCCATCTGGGGCCAGCGCGGCGGCGACCTCGGCCTCGGTCTTTCCCTCCAGAATAAAGAGAGCAAGAAGCGGTCGGATCGTCCACTGGCCTGGGACGAAGCGCGAACCCTCGCTCCAGTGGATGTTGCTGGCGGGAATGACTGCGTCGCTGTGCTTCGTCCCCCGAGGCACGATCGTCGGGGGCAGCGATTTCCCGGTGTCCATGTACTTGACGCCGGTGTGTATCACGCGGTCGGCTGTACCTTCCAGACCCACGAAAGCCGCCTCATCCCACTGCAGCGCGAGCGTGGACTCGGCCAGATTCTCAACGATGAAGTGGAGCATCTTGGAGTCCGGCTTCCATGCGATGGCAATCAGCTCATCACCATAGTTGTCCGAGCCGGCGGCAACCCGTTGAAGGTCTCCCCCCACTGGCTGCTTTTCGACTGCAGCCAGGGAGAGCGTGTTCCACCCCTGCCAGTGTGGCTCCGGCGGCTTCTTGGGCTTCTTGGCTTCCGCGACCGAGACGAGAGCTGCAAGCCCCGCCGCCGCGATGATCATCCCGCAGCCCATCGCGCGGCCAGCCTTCCGCTGCCGACCGGATTTTGTCAGGGGAATCCCGATCTGTCGTGAGAGCTTCCCCTTCGCGGCCGAGAGGCCGATCGCACGCTTCCATGAAAACGAGAACCCGTAGGACCGCCCGCGACTCATGGCGCCTCCTGATCTGCTTGCGGGAGTCTACGCCGCAAGTGGCCGGTCGCGACCCCGTGGCGCCTGTTGCGCGGCACCGGCGGGCCGGCGGTGAAGTCGGCCGCGTTGTCTCCGGTGTCGGTGGCCCCGGCGCCGAGACGCAGCGCCGCCGCTGTGTTGTTGAGTGTCGGTGCTGCGTGTCCACCTTCTGCGCACGACGCCGCGCCGTACCCGACGAGGTCGGCGATCCCGCCGCCTGCCGGGCACGAACCGACGAGCTGCACGGCCGACGCCGCGAGCGCCACCCTGCCGGAGATCGCGTTGATAGGGATGTTGCCCTCGGCATCGGGCACCGGGAGCGCTGGGCCACCCGCGTCGCCGGCATGTTCCGCGATGAGGTAGTACGTCCCCGGGTGCATCGTGCCCGTGAGCGACGTCGACGCCCAGTCGCCGCTGGTGGGCGGCGCGTACTGCACGGTCCAGCCGTCGAGGTCCACAAGCTCGGGGCCGCGGTTGTAGAGCTCAATGAAGTCGCGGTCGAAGAGACCGCCGAGGTTGCCGCCGCCGCCGTAGACCTGCGAGATCACGACTTGAGCCTCACCAGTGGTTGCAAGGACGCCGGCGAGAGCAACCCACGCGGCGCAGCTTATGATGCACCGTTCGCCCACCAGACCACCCGTCCGACGAGGATCTCCTGCAACGGCCGCCCCTTAAGGTCGATCGCGAAGGGAAGGTGATGCGACTCCGGGTTGTCTGGCGTGCAGACGAGCTGATCTCCGCGCAGAGAAACGCGCTTCACGGTTACGCCCTCGGCGCCCGGGTCGCGCACCACGAAGATGCGCTTGTTCATGGCCGCAGCCCACTTGTTGATCGGCCTCGTGTCGATCGCGATCAGTGCGCCCGGCTGGATCGTGTCGAGCATTGACTCCCCGAAGTGGCCGCCGGCGAGGTGAGCGAGGTAGAGCTTGTTGTGTGGCACCCCGATGCGATCGAACCATCCGGCGCGGAAGGCGTACCGCTCGCTCGAGAAGCGGTCGAAGGTGAGGAGCGGGACACCGGCCGCGAGCTTGTCGGCGAGACACGGCAGAGCGACGAAGTCGCTGCCTGCGACCGCCACGTCCTCAGGCTGAGGCGCCTCCGTCAGAGCGAGAAGGTAATCCGCTGGTAGCTTCAGCTCGCGGCAGATTCGCGCCAGCGTCCACCAATCGGGCTCGGTCTTGTCGCTCATCCACTGGGAGACTGCTGCTTCGGTGATCCCAAGCTTCTCCGCGAGCTTCCGCTGCGTCATACCCTCGCGACGAACCCACCTCGACAGCCTGTCCAGCACAACTTCTTTCCACGCTTCACGTTCCGGTGCTGTCATTAAGCAAACCTTAATTCCGATAAGGGGGGCTTGACAATCACTAAAGCTAGCCGTACATTGCTTAAGAGGTGCTAAAGCCGATGGATGAACTCCGAAAGTTCCTAGCACGACACGGGCTCTCGCAGACGGACCTTGCCGATGCGATCGGCGTAACGAACGCCTTCGTGTCCCTTCTGCTCGCCGGTAAGAGCGGGGCCTCGCTTTCGACAGCGAAGGACATACTCGGCTTCTGCCGACAGCGCGAGCCGTGGCTCACCTTCGAGCAGCTCTTCGGCGAGTCGGCGCTCCCACACGTGGCGAACGAGTAGCCAATGGCACGCACCCCCGGCCCGTGGCGTGTGGCTGTGACCCTTCCGGGCGAGTGCAACCTCGGCGACGGCCTCTACATCGTGGATGCCGCCGGCGACCCTGCGGCGTTTGCGTCGTCGGGCAATCGCGAGGATGCCCTCCTGATCGCCGCCGCCCCTGATCTCCTCGACGCCTGTCTCTCGGCGCTCGGGACGCTGCACGGTCGGAAGGAGACCATCTGTGTCGTCGTCAGCCTGGAGCTGAAAGCGGCGATCGCAAAAACCAGAGGGGAGGTGTAGCCAATGGGCCGCACCTACTCCGCCCGCCGTCAGTCCGACATCCGCCACCGCCTGGACACCGCACTCCGCCAGATGCAGGAGCGCGCCGACGCGCCGACGCCGGCGGCGCCTGAGCCGCCGGGCGTCCGGGTCCTCGCCGGCGAGCTGGCCCCGCTCGACGGCCGCCACGCGATGGACGTGGCGGCGGCTGTGGCGGTCAGGGAGCGGCGGTGATGGCCGTGGCACGGATTGATTCTCGGCCCCGCTACCGCGGGGCACAAGTGCCACTGCCGCCCATGGCGGCCCTGACGCGCGACCAGATCGCACAGCGCCGCGCCGAGCTCGAGGAGCACGCTCCTGAGGCGATTGATCTCGCCGCCCGGGTGCTCGCCCGGATGCACGAGGAGCTGTCCGGGAGTCTCTCGGCGCTCTCTGGCGATCGCACCCCACGGTACCGCCGCGGCCAGCTCGGCGGTGAGCACAGCCTGCCGCTCGAGGACCTGGTGCTCCTGGCGCTGCGGGCACCGGCGGCGGTGGCCACGGGACTCGGTGTGCTCCTGCAGGCGATCGACTATCGGCTCGAGCCGCTCGCCGGCGACGTCGCCGGCGTCGGCTCCGAAGGGGCGGACGTCGCGCGCTCGGCGGGCCGGCTCACCGCGGCTGTGATCGCTGCGGTGGAAGATGGCGAGCTTTCGGTCGAGGAGGCGGAGCGGCTCGACGCCGAGCTCGTCGAGCACAAGCGCGAGCTCGCGGAGCTCGAGGCAGCCGTCGAGAAAGCGAGGAGACCGCGGTGAGCGCCGAGACCGCCACCCTCGCGGCCGTGCTCCGGGTCGAGCAGCAGCTCGGGCGGCTCGAGCGCCAGCTCGACGCGGTGGTCGCCGCGCGCGACCCCTGGCCGGACAGGCTCACGACGTCGCAGGCCATGGTCTACGCGCGCTGCTCGCGGCGGACGCTGTATCGGTGGCTCGCGGAGGGCCGGTTGTCGGACCTCGGCTCACCGCGCCGGTGGCTCCGCGGGGAACTCGACAGGTGTGCCGCCGGCGATCGGCCGGCTCTGGGCGCTGCCCTGCGGCGGCATCTCTCGTCGCCCGACGAGGGGATTGAGCCGCGTCGCCAGTGCCCTCTCCTACCCCCGCCCGCGGCTCCGGGTCCGAGCCGCCTAGCGCTATCCACCCCGGGCGCCGATCCCGCCCGCAACACGGTCGCGAGGACGGAGTGCGGCGCCGGGTCGGCGGCGCCGGAAGTACCGAATGTCATTGCGGGCGCGGCACCGGCACGGCCGCCCGCGGCCCGTTCGTCCATGCGCAGGGCGGCGCTTCCGCCCAACCGCGACGAGGGAGAGGAGGGCGAGCGTGAAGCGCGCGTGACCTGTACTTCTGTCGCGAGTGACACACCGATACCGCCGGGGGTGGCCCCGGACGAAGCGGGTGCGCCCGTCCGCCCGCGGGGGAGGACCTCACTGGTAGGCGGGCACCTTGTGGGCGCTGAACACGGCGTGACCGGAGGCGCCGTGGCCTCATCCGTGCGAGCGGGACGGCGGACGCGGCATCCGCGGTGCGAGCCCGCGGCGGCGAGAGCTGTCCGTACGCCTGCCAGTGCAACTCTGGCCAGCGCCCAACCCTTAACAGGAGGCCGCTATGTGCAGGCAGCGACGGCGGAGGACTCGCATCCCACAGTGCGACCGCTGCGACGGCCGCACACGGGAGCCGGGACGGTGTCAGGAATGCCGGAGCTGTCAACTGTGGGCGCTCGTGCTCCTCATGGAGCGGCGCCCGGAGAGGAGAGCTAGGTGAAGACGATCCCCCTCACCAGGGGCCTTGTCGCGATCGTCGACGACGAGGACTTTGATCGACTGAGGGTGTACAGGTGGCATGCCGCAGTCTCGCAGAAAAACCGAACCGCCTACGCAAGGCGCAACGAAGGGACTCGCAAGATCCATATGCATCGGGTGATTTTGCAAGCTCCCCCCTCAACCCTGGTCGATCACGTGAACAGCAACGGGCTTGACAACACCAGGGGCAATCTTCGGCTCTGTACTCGCGCAGAGAACTGTCGTCACTGCCGGAAATCGGTGCGCCCAAAGTTGAGTAGGTTCAAAGGCATCACTTGGAACAAGGCTGCAGGTAAGTTCCAAGCCACGATCCGATTGAACCGCGTATCCCACTACCTGGGTCTCTTTACGAGCGAGTTGGCTGCAGCTCAAGCGTACGACGCTGCCGCACGACAGCTCCACATGACGTTTGCTCTGACCAACTTCGGAGAGGGGGAAAGCAAGTGAACAGCAAGAAAGCAATCGGCCGCGCGACGTTGGAGCGCCTCGCGGCCATCACGACAACCCTGCTGCGATACAGCATGGCGCCCTGGCAGCGCGCTGTCAAGGCGCTGCGCAGCTCGGTCGACATCGAGGCCATCAGCCGCTGCTCGCGGTGTCACCGCGATCTCGCCGGCGACTACCTGATCTGGCTCGAGCGCGTCTGGTGTATCGACTGCTTCGACCGAGCGCGCGGCGGAACGGTGGTCCGTTCGGAGCCGCTGCTCGACGTCCGGGCGAACGAGCTCGGGCTACGCAACTGAGGAGGCCAAATGTCCGCACAACCGAAGTCCGCTATCACACCGGCCGCCAGCGCGATCGCTGCGCCGGTCGGTCCGATCGCAACCGCTCTGCAGAGCGCCGGCGTGCTCGACGCCGTCACCCAGGGTAAGGCGCATCTCGTCTCGCCGATCGTGGCGATCGATTCGCTCAGCGAGATGACCCGCATGTCGGTGCGCATGGTGCGCGTCGACAGGGCGCGCGAGACATACCCGATCACCGGTGGCAAACTCGGCCTCCTGAAGGTCGCTCTCGACAAGATCGCGGGCGCCGCACAGGTCGACTGGGTGTACTCCGGCCAGGTCGACGACTGGAATGACCCCCACCACGTGAAGTACCACGCGATCGGCGTCGTCACGAACCCCGACGGCACCAAGCGCCGGTTGCCTGGGACGAAGGTGCTCGACCTGCGCAAGGTCGAGGGCCACATCGGCGAGGATGCCGCAGGGATGAGCGATCGCGAGTTGGCGATGGCGCGCAAGCACATCCACGCGCTCGCCGAGAGCAAGGCGAAAAACCGAGCGATCCGCTCGCTCGGCATCCCCCAGGCGATGACACCGGCGGACGCTGAGCTGCCGTGGGTGGTCGTGACGTTGGTCCCAAACTCGGACCATCCGGCGATCCGCGAGGCGATGGTGGCGAGCCTCGTGCCGACGCAGGCGCTCCTCTACGGCCACCGTGTACAGCCGCCAGCGCTCCCCAACCCCTCCGAGATCGAAGCCGGCGAGGAGCGGCCTGACGCCCTCGACGTCTCGGACATGGTGGAGGCCGCGGAGCCGCCAGCGGCCATCGCCGGCACGCCGGCCGATCCCGCGATCGCCGGACAGCGCGACCTGCCGCTCGAGCCGCCGGTGGCGGCCACCGAGGCCGATCCCTGGGACACCCCGGCGCTCTGCCCGTTGCCGGTGAGCGAAGAGTTGCTCGCCCGCGTGCCCGTGGCCGACGAGCGACGGATGAAGTACCTGTGCGCCGTGAACAGGATCTACGCCGACCTGGTGGCCCGCCGCGGCGCGCAGGAGGCGCAGGCGATCGCCGCGAAGGTGGTGGCGGGATTCGACCCGTTCGGCGCGTCACTCGACGACGTGGCGCGCGTGGGCGCGGCGTTGCGGGCGGAGCTGGGGGGTGCCAAGTGAGATACGTCATCTCCGGTTCCAAGACAATCAGCGCCGAGCAGGCTATCGGCGCCGAGTCGGCGGCGGCGGCTATCGCGGAATTCGAGCGAGTCAATGGCATCCCCGCGGAGGACGGCGTCGTCACGCACATTGACGAGTGCCCAGTGGGGGGTGGGCAGTGATCACCCTCCTCTGTATTGGGGATCTCCACCTGCGCTCCGGGCCGCATCTCGAGGACGTGCGCCGCTGCCTGGACTTCGCGGCTAAGCTCGCCGACGAGCGCCAGGTCCACGGCGTGCTTCTGGCCGGCGACATCTTCGAGGGGAAATCATCAGAGGAAGAGCGCGACATCTTTGGCGACGCCCTCGCTGACCTCTCTGTTGACGGCCACGGCCAGCCGCGCCACGTGCTGGTCGTGAAGGGGAACCATGACCGCCCGCTCGACCTGGAGGTCTACGCCGGCTACCCGCACGTCACGGTCATGGAGCGGCCGGGCATCGTGGCGCTCGGCCACTCGCGCAGCACGACGACGGTGGACGTGCTCTGCTGCCCATGGCCTGAGCGCGCCTTCTTGGCGGCGAACGGCTTCGCCGGCGAGCAGGCGGACCAAGCGGGGAGTGCTGCGCTCGCCGCGATGCTCCGGGCGATGGTGGCGACGCGCGAGCACCCGGAGCGCCCGCTCGTCGTGCTCGCGCATCTTCAGGTGCTCGGCGCGATCTCGAGCTCGGCGCAGCCTTTGGTAGGTCGCTCGATCGAGATCGCGCTCGGCGAGCTGCAGGACCTTGGCGCCGCCGCGATCGTGCTCGGTCACGTCCATCGACCTCAGGAACTCGCGCCGAACATCCATTACATCGGGTCATTCACCTGCCACGATTTCGGCGAGCAGGGCGAGCAGAAGCGCGTCGGAATCCTGACGATCGACGACGCCGGTACCGCGAGTTGGGAGTGGGTGTCGGTGCCCTGTCGGAGGTGGCTCACGGTCGAGGCTGAGATCGGCGAGGACGGGCCCCCAGTCGAGGACTGGCCGACAGTGACCACAGCAGCCGACGAGGAGGCCGTGATTGCCGGCGGCATGGAGGCGCTCGCGGCTGGGTCGTGCGTCCGCTACGTCTACCGCTGCGACGAGACCAACGAGTCGCTCTTCGATCACGCCACCATCACCCGCCGTTTCGCCGCCGCCCACACCCTGAAGATCGAGCCTCGCGTCGAGCGGGCCGCGCGCGTCCGCTCGGCCGAGGTGGCCGCAGCACGGACCGCGCTCCAGAAGCTCGAGGCGTGGGGTCAGGCGACCGGGACCGAGATCACGCCGGCGCTCGTCGAGAAGCTGCACGCCTTGGAAAGTGAGGTCGCAAATGTCTGATCCCACCACGCGCCAGGACGCCGAGCATCGTCTCGCCAACCTCGTCTCACGCTGGGTCGCCGCGCGCGACGACAAGGCCGCGGACATGAAGACTCACAACGACGGCATCAAAGGACTGGAGGAGGCGATCGAAACACTGAGCGCACAGATCGAGGGCGGCGGGTTCCAGGACAGTTTGCCATTCGGCGGCAATGTTGAGGCCGCCGGGGTGGCTATGCGAAAGGCGGCGCAACGTGACTGACCTCGCCTCCGCCGTCCAGATCACCACCGCGGAGACCATCCGCGATGTCGTCGAGGCCGCGGTCCGCGGCGAGCACGAACCGGCGATCCGCGAGGAGATCGAGCGCCGCGTGGCGGCCGTCACCGCCGCAATCGCCGGAGGGGTCGAGCCGCCGCCTCCGCCGAGGAAGCCACGCAGCGACAAGGGCACGCACAAGCCGCGCGCGACACTGATCCGATCGGACGATCCGCCGGGCATGCTTCGCAGTCCCGACTCCAGGCGCGCCCAGCCGGCCGACGACGAGGCCGGGGAGTGGCCCGCGGAAGGTGGTGCCAGGGCGCCAACTCCGGCGGCTCCTGGGGCGGAATCGACGCCGGAGACGCCCGCCGGCGAGGCGGCCTCCCGCGCGAGCGAGATCTACCGCGACCTCGTCGACCTCGACCTAGCGCATCCCACCCCAGCTTCGCTGGCGGCGTTATCGGCCGCGGAACTCGAGGCCGCCGCGAGGGTGCTCGGCGCCTACCCAAAGACCGACGACCGGGCCTACATGCGCTACGGGATGATCGCGCGCGAGTTGGACCGGCGGGCGGCGATGGCCGCGCCCGCCCCCGCAGAGCCCGCGCCGTCCTACACGCCTCACAAGCGCCGCGGTCGGAAAGCGGCGCCGGCGGCGCACGCCCCCGACGCCCGCGAGCCTGGCTACACGGCGTCAGAGCCGGACACCTCGTGCTCGATCGCCCGGTGTCTCTGCCAGCGGTACGTGAGCACGGCGAAGGGCATCTGCGGGCGGACCGGCTGCGGGCACGAGCAGGGATACCACAGCGGGCGACCGGCCGCGGCGACGCCGCTGCTGGCCGATCGCATCCCCGGCGAGGCCGGCGACACGAACCTCGCCGAGCAGGTCAACGTCGCCGAGGCCGACGTCGCCGACCCCGAGCTGGGGTTCTGAGGAGGCGAGCATGCAACTGCGGCTTGCTGCGTGCCTTTATGTCCTCAGTGATCCGTGTACGAACGAAATCCGGTATGTGGGCTGGACTTCAAAAAGACCCACGGACCGCCTAGCTGGTCACCTCGCTCAAGCGCGCTCCGGGAATCAGGACAACCACCGCTGCAAGTGGCTCCGATCGCTTCTCTCTAATGGGCAGCACCCAGTAATGCGGGTAGCCGCCTGGATGGAGATTGCGGACGCTCCAATTGCGGAGATTCGATACATCGCCATCCTTCGCGCCGCCGGCACTCGCCTCGTCAACAGCACTGATGGCGGAGAGGGGACACTGGGGCGTTTCCATGGGGCAGAAACGCGCTCCAGGATCTCAGCAGCCCTCATTGGCAGGCGACTGTCACCGGAACACCGCGCGACAATTTCGCGCATCCAGGCCGGGAGAAAGAAACCACCAAGAACCGTAGAGTGGCGCAGGAAACAGTCCGTTGCCCAGAGCGGAAAACACCCTGCAGAGAAAACTCGGCTGAAGTTGTCGTTAGCAAGCAAGGGTAAGAAGCGGCGACCATTCACGGCTGAACATCGTCAGGCGATTTCTCGCGCCAGGAGAGGGAAGCCCCTGAGCGCTGCTGTTCATGATGCGGCGCGCCGAGTAAACCTCGGGAGCCATCAGACGCCGGAGCACCGCGCGAGGATTTCGGCAGCTACCAAGGGGCTGCCCAAAACCCCAGAACACCGGGCGAAGCTCGCGGTTGCCAATCGCGGAAAGAAGCTCACCCCTGAGCATCGCCAGAGAATCTCCGACGGACTTCGCGCCCACCGCGATCGTCGACAGGTGAAGGGGGTCGTATGAGACTGAAGAAGCTAACCATCAAGGGAATCACGAGATTCTCGGCGCCGGTAACCGTAGATTTTGAGGCCCTTGGAAGCGGTCTGGTGGCGATCGCTGGAGACAATGGGGCCGGGAAAACTACGCTGCTCGAGGCTCCGTACGCAGCGCTCTACACTGAACTGCCAACGCGTCCGGGCGGCCTCTACGGCGTCGCCCACGGTCGCGACGCCAGGATCGAGGTCGAGCTGGAATCGGGTGGCCTGCCCTACCGCGCGATGGTCGCGGTGGACGCCGTCGGGCAGCGGACCGAGGCGTATTTGCAGAACGGCGACGGCTCACCGATCACCGACGGAAAGGTCCGATCGTACCTCGCGGAGACCGAGAGGCGCTTCGGGAGTGCCCGCCTTATGCTTGCAGCGGCGCTCTCGTCTCAGAACAAGCGCGGGTCTTTTCTCGACCTCAGTAAGGTCGATAGGAAGGCGCTGCTCGCCGATATTCTTGACACCGAGGGGCTCCAAGTCCTCTCCGAGTCCGCACGCGCGCGAGTGCGCGCCGGCGAGCTGGCGCTCGAGCGTGCCCGCGGGCAGCTCGCCGAGGCGGAGGCGGAGATCGCCCGGCTCGAGGCGGGGACGGTCGACGTCGATTCCGCGCGCGCCACCCGCGATCGGCTGGCCGCGGAGCTGGCCGAGCAGCAGGCGACCGTCGAGGACCTCCGCTCGCGCTACTCGACGGTGCAAGCCGCGCGCGCGGCGGCCGAGGAGGCGGTCAAGGGTCGGGCCCGGATCGCGACCGCGCTCGACGACGTGAGCGCCCGCCAGAAGACATTGCACGGGCAGCGCGAGGGGCTCGGCGCCGAGAAGGTGGCGCTCGAGGGCCGGATCGCGAAGGCGCGGGAGGCCGCGGAAGCGGACGCAGCGCGGGCGCCGGAGTACCGGGAGGCGGCCCTGGCGCTGACGGCGGCGCGATCCCGGCGCGACGATCAGCGCCAGTACCTCACCGCGGCCGATGCCGATGTATCTGCAGCGCGGCACAGCCTCACCACCCTGCGGGAGAGCCAGGCGGCCGCCGCCAGTATCCGCGCTCAACTCGACGCGGCCGTGGCGCGCCGTGAGGACGCGCAAGCTCTCGCTGGCCGCATCGGGGAGTACCGCGACGCCATTGCCGCGGTCGAGGCCCTGCGCGAGCGGCGAGCGGTGTACCAGGCGGACCTGGAGCGCGAAGCGCCGGCGGTCACGGCGGCGCGTGAAGCGCTGACCGCGAAGCAGCGCGAGGTCGCACCGATCGGGGCGGCGCGCGCCGGACTGGAGGCGGCGAAGGCGCAGGCGGAGCTGCTGGCGGCGGTGCCATGCACCGCCCATGGGCGATGGGCGCCGCTGATCGCCGGCGACCTACAGGAACTCCCCGACCTCCGCCACGCCGGCAACCCGGTTGCGTTGGGCGCGGAGTGCCCACTACTGGCCAGCGGGCGCACGTCCCGTGACCGGGTGCCCGAGTTCCAGGCGGCGGTCTCCGCGCTCGAGCTGGCAGAGGCCGAGGTCCCCGGGCTGGAGGCCGCGGTCACCAACGCCGAGGCCCGGGTCGAGGCGACGACGCGGGAAATCGCCATGTGCGCCGATGCGCTCGACGACGCGACGGCGATCGCCGCCGCTATTGCCGGCGCGCCGGAGGCCGCGGCGCGCGTCGAGCGCGAGCAGGCGGAGATCGGCCGGCTCTCCGATGAGGTGGCAGAGGTGGCGGGCGCCGAGAGCCTGATCCCTCCGGCGCAGGCAACTCTCGCGGCGGCCGAGGAGCTGCGCGCGGCGACCGCGGCAGTGCTCTTCGACGTCGAGGCCGAGATCGCCCGCCTCGAGCCGGTCGCCGCCCAGCTCCCCGTCGCCGAGGCGGCGGCGCAGCGTCTCACCGAGCTCGCCGCCGAGCTCGCGGCCGGCCTCGAGGCGCTCGACCGCCGGCGCGCGGAGATGGCCGAGGAGTCAGAGCGCCTCGCAGCCCGGCGGACCGCGCTCGAGGGGGAGCTGGCGGATTGCCCCGAGGTCGACGTCGCCGGTCTCGATCGCCAGCTCGCCGACCTCGGCGAGCGCGGGCGACAGGCGCGAGTTACCGTCGAGCAGTTGCAGCGCCGCGCCCAGGATGCCGCGGCGGAAGTGACACGCGCCGAGGAGGCGACCAAGCGGCTGGCCGAGCAGCGAGGCCGCGCGGACGCGAGCCGGGAGGCGATCGCCGTCTCGACGCGCGACCTGGGCGACTGGACGGTACTCGAGCGGGCGTTCGGGCGCGACGGCGCACAGGCGCTGCTGATCGACGCCGCAGGTCCCGAGTTGTCGTCGCTGACCAACGAGCTGCTGACGGCGACGTTCGGCTCTCGCTTCGAGGTGAAGTTCCTGACGCAAGCCCCGAAGGCGGACGGACGGGCCATGAAAGAGGTCATGGACCTGTCGATCATCGACCACGAGCGCGGCCGTGAGGGCGCCGTCGACTCGCTCTCGGGCGGGGAGAAAGTAGTGATCTCGGAGGCCGTGTCACTCGCCCTCGCGCTGTACGTGGGGAAGCACTCCGGCCGGCGTTACGAAACGCTTTTCCGAGACGAAACGGCGTCCGCTCTCGACGAGCAGAACGCCGTGCGGTACATCACGATGTTGCGCAAGGCGAGGGATCTCGGCGGTTTTTCGCAGGTGATCTTCGTCGCCCACCAGAGCCAGACCTGGGCTATGGCTGACGCGGTGCTCTACCTCGCCGACGGGAACTGTGAGGTGCGGCAGTGACCCCCTGGAAAGACCGCCCCATCCTGATCCTCGACACGGAGACGACGGGAATCGACCCGGAGACCGCGCGCATCTGGGAGATCGCCACCCTCCAGGCCCGCCTCGGGTCCCGGCCCTCGGACGCGGGCACGATCGTCAACCCGGGTGTCGAGATCCCGGCCGAGGTCATCAAGCTCTGCGGCCTGACGCCAATGGACCTGGCTGAGGTCGTGGCCGCCCGGCCGTTCGCCGACATTGCGCCCGCTCTGCAATGTGGCTTCGAGCAGCAGGTGGTCGCCGGCTACAACCTGCTGGCCTACGACTGGCCTCTGCTCACCGCGGAGTTCGCGCGGTGTGGCCAGGTCCCGCCACGCCCGCAAGCGTTGCTCGACGCGTTGGTGATGATCCGCCGGCTGCGGTCGCTGCGCTTCCGGGCGCTGGGCGATGCGTTCCGCGCGCTCTGCCCGGATGCGGACATGGGGACGGCACACCGGGCGGCTGGCGACTGCCGCATGACGTGGGGGGTGCTCCAGGCACTCATGCCAGAGCTGCCTGACGACCTCGACGAGCTGGTCGAGCTGCAGGCGCAGTGGAAGGCGGAGCGCGACGCGGACTTCGCGCGCTACGGATACTGGCTGTCCACCGACCCGCAATCCGGCGAGTTGGTGCTGGCCTGTGGCAAGCACTGTGGCCAGCGGCTCGGCCAGGTGGACCCCGGATATCTCGCCTGGGCGCTCGTGAAGTCGCCCACCTGGGACGCGCCGCTGCCCGCAGCGACCGCCGAAGCCTTCCGGTCGGAGATCAGGAGGCGCTCGTCATGAGCAAGACGTACCTGATCGCAACGGCAAAGTTCGGCGACGTTCCAATCGACGCCGACTCGATCCGCGAGGCAAGGGCGCGAGCGAAGAAGCTCTTCCGCGCGCGACCCAGTGACGTGCGACTTGCCGTGAGTTATCGCCTCTGCGAACGCTGCGACTCGAAGCCGTGCACGTGTGAGGTCCGGCCATGAGCCCCTGCATCCCGACCCGCAACCCGGACGGGACGGCGACGATCGCATGCACGCGCGGCGTCCCCGACGCGCAGGGCCGCGACGCTCTCGGCCACGTGTGGTGCACTCTGGCATCGGGCGACGCCTACTGCTCGCTCTGTTTCGTGCGCCGCAAGCCGGGCTGGCCGCGTCTGGGCGCCGACCCGAGCGCCGTCCGTTACTCCGGCGACTGCGGGCAGACGTGGCCGCTCACGGCGCCGCCGGCGTGCAAAGGGCAACACCCATGAGCGACGACTACACGGACGTCCTCGTCACCGTCGTGCGCCTCTCCGAGCGCGCGGCGCTCCTCGAGGTCGACGGCGAGCAGGAATGGGTGCCGTTCTCGCTTCTCGGCGGCGGGCTCGCCGAGCGCCACGTGGGCCAGACGCTGACCGTGGAGATTGCCGCGTGGAAGGCGGAAGAGATGGGGTGGGTATGAGCTGCTCGACCTGCGGCTACACCGGGACGGGCGACGAACACAACGACCCCTCCGACTGCGTGACCGTGCTCCTCGGCGCGCGCGCCTACCTCCTCAACGAGGTGAGAGCCGTACGGACACAGCGCGATCAGGCGTTCGCCGTGGTCCAGGCGATGGTCGAGGGCCTCGACGAGTTCAGCGCCATCACGAAGGCGGCGATGGCGGAGGCGCGACGCGGCGACGCACAGGAAGAGAGGACAGCATGAAAACCGACGCCCGTCGTAAGCGCCAGCAGGGACGGCTCCGCCAGATCGCGAAGCACGTGCAGGTCGAGAAGGACCTACGCTCGGAGCTGGAGATCCTCCGCGTCCGCCGCGACGCGCAGCGCACCCAGATCACCGAGCTGTGGCGCGTGTTGGTCCACGAGTTCGGTTTGCCGCCGGGCGAGGGGCACGAGCCGGCGTGTGAGGTGGCGGCGCGGCTGCTGCGGCAGTACCGCACAGCCTCTCTTCGGCCGCCGGACTGGCCGGCGGAGCTTCGCGGCGATGAGAGCGAGATGCCGCCGGCGATGCTTGAGACGGAGGTAACGTGAGCGCCACCTGCCGCTCCTGCAACGCCGAGATTCTGTGGTGCATCACGCCCGCCGGCCGGCGAATGCCGCTGAACGCGAAGGCCGTGACGTTCTTCGTGTTCGTTGGCGCCAAGGACGCGCAGGGCAACCCGATCGCCGAGACGCGGCAGGGCTACGTGAGCCACTTCGCCGACTGTCCGAACGCCGCGGCGCACCGGAAGGCGCCATGACGCCCGGCATCGTCGTCAACGCCACCTGTGAGCGGTGCGGCGACTCGCTCGTCTGCTCGGGGCTCACAACAGTCAACGGCCGGCACCTGGTCGTCATCCACGGGTGCCCGACGTGCACGAAGACGGCGAACGCGTCCGCTCACGACAGCACGCGGGGCGGTGACCTGGCCGGCGAGCGGCGGCCTGGGCAACTCCATGGAATGAGGTGAGGATGCGCTACGGCGATGACCACCGGCCTATTCTCTGCAGGCTCGTCGACGATCCTGATTTCCAGGCGCTGAGTCCCGAGGCGCAGCGGGTGTGGTTCTTCCTCCGGGTGAGCCCAGAGTGCGGGCCGGTCGGCCTCTTCCGGTTCTACGCCTCGCTCCATTGCGAGCGCCTGAGGATGACCGAGCGCGCGTTTACCGCCGCACTCGCCGAGCTCGAGCGCGGACGGTGGGTAATCCAGGACGGTGGGTACATCCTCATCCGCAACGCCATGAAATTCGAGCCGGGATTCTGCCCGGGGACCGACACCAAGCACCTAATTTCGCTTCACCGGGCGCTCGCGAACCTCTCCCACCTTTCGATTGCGCATCAACTTCTAGATTCGGCTGGACTTCCACATCCCAGAGAATGGCCTTCGAAGGCCCTACCAAGGCCCTCCGAAGGGCCTCAGGAGGCCCTCGGTACTCCTGCACCTGCACCTGCACCTGCACCTGCACCTGCACCTGCACCTGCACCTGCACCTGCACCTGCGCGCGCGACCTCTCGGAAGGGGCTCGCCTTCATCCCACCCGCCCCGGAGGAGGTACAGGCGTTCCTCGACTCACTCGCCGAACGGAGGTTCACGGGGCGAGACGTGGTCGACAACTACGCCTCGCAGGGCTGGATCAAGGCGAACGGCCGCCCGGTCGTCGACTGGAAGGCCACGGTGCGCTCATCGTGGATCGCGCCACGAGACAAACGGGGAGAGCGGCAACCTGACCCGAACCGCTCGGGTCACCAGACCACAAAGGACACCCGAAAACCCGACGGCTACCTGTACCGCCAGCAGCTCGGCGCGGGCGGTGAGGTGTTGAGCGAGCGCCGACGCGATGAGGTACCGCGACTAGAGCCGGCAGTGAGTGGGGTGGCGCCATGAGCGAGCCGGCGAGCCTCTACGTGATCGACCGAAATCCGGTCTGCCAGTGTGACGGCAGCGGTTGGTATCGGTCCGTCGATGCTATTGGTCGGGAGGTCTTTCGACCATGTACCGCATGCTCGCTCGCCGGGTGGGAAAGTCGCGTCGGCTCTAGGCGAGCCTCGCATTCGTGGCAGACGTGGGTCGAGCGACCCGAGTTGCGTGAGGCCGCCGCCGAACTGCGCGGCTGGTGGGGTGATCCGTGGTGCATCGCGATGCACGCTGCGCCCGGCGCCGGGAACTACGGCACCGGGAAGACGCACGCGGCGATCGCCGTGGGGCGCGAGTGGGTGCTCGCCGGTCGGCTCCCCGTCGCCTACTACCACGTGCCGGCGCTCATCCAGCGGTTTCGCGACGCGATCGGCGACGAGCACCTCGAGCCGCCACACGCCGCGGACCTTGACGGCATGGTGATCCTCGACGACCTCGGGGCGGAGGCCGCCACGCCCTACGCCGCGGAGATCGCGGACCGGATCGTCGACCAACGCTACGGCGCCGGCCTCCCCACAGTCATCACCACGAACCTCAGCACCGAGCAGCTCGACCGCCGTTACCCGCGCGCCACCGACCGCATGCACGAAGGTCGCCTGGTCGAGTGGTCGGCAACCAGCTATAGGCGGAGGTGACCATGCAACCGCAATGTGATCAAGCCGGCACCGGCGCCGCACCCGGCATCGTCGCGTGGCTCCTCCAGGAGCTACGGTTCGCTCCCGAGCCCATCACCCGCGACGTGCTGGCCGCGGCGCTCCGCGAGCATGCCGCCGGCTCGTTCGGCGTCCGGTGGTCGCCGTCGACGGCTTCCCGCCGGCTACGCGAGGCGATCAATCAGGCAATCCGCGAGGGCTGGCCGATCGTCTCGGTGGATGGCGCTTTTCAGCTCGCACAGACCACCACGCAGCGGCATGCGGCGGCCGAGCGGCTGAGGAAGATGGCGGCCGAGATCATGACGCGAGCCGACAACCTGGAGTTCGCCAAGGTGCGCGGCGAACAGGTGGAGATGTTCGGGAGGGCCGTGTGATCGACACCCTCCTCACCACTGCCGCCTTCGGCTTACTCGCCGTCTGTCTCGGCGTTGGGCTTCGCGCCGGCTGGGAGATCGGCGGGATTCTCGTGATGTGGCTGCGCTATCCCCTACGCAGGATCAAGGCGCGCCAGGATTTCGAGCGACTCGCTGCGACCGTTCGCGAGCTCGCGGAGGGGAAATCGTGATCGACGTCGAGCTGACGCTGCGGGGATCGAACGCGCCCGGCGTCGCGTGGCTCCGTCTGTGGCGGACCTGAGGGGCGCGATGAGTGGGAGCTATGAGCGACCAGCGCTGCGATACCACGGCGGAAAGTGGCGCCTGGCGCCGTGGATCATCGGCCACTTCCCGGAGCATCGGGTGTACGTGGAGCCGTTCGGCGGATCCGCCTCGGTGCTCTTCCGCAAACCTCGCAGCTACGGCGAGGTCTACAACGACCTGGACGAGGAGATCGTCAACGTCTTTCGCGTGGCGCAGGATCCCGCAGCTTGCGCCAGGCTGCAGGCGCTCCTCGAGGTGACGCCGTTTGCGAGGCTCGAGTTTGAGCTCGCTTACAAGGCGTCAACGGATCCAGTGGAGCGCGCCCGGCGCGCGATCATCAGGTCGTTTCAGGGATTCTCTTCGGCGAGCGTGTCGCGAGTACACAAAACCGAATTTCGCTCGAACGCGTCGCGTAACGGGACGTACCCGGCGATGGACTGGGCACGCTACCCCGGCGCTCTCGGGGCGTGGCTGGAGCGACTCCGCGGCGTGGTGATCGAGTGCAGGGATGGCCTCGAGGTCATCCGCCAGCACGACCGGGCTGATGCCTTGATCTACGCGGATCCACCGTACGTGCAGGCGACTCGGCGGGATCCGAGATGGAAGCGAAACTACCGGCACAACCTCGACGACGAGCAGCACGCGCAGCTCGCCGAGGTGCTGCGGGCCGCAGAGGGGTACGTGGTCCTGTCCGGCTACCGCAGCGCCCTCTACGACGATCTGTACGGGGGGTGGGTGCGAGTGGAGACCGACTCTTGCACCGATTGCCACCATCCCGGCCAGCGGAACATCCGCACAACGGAGTGCCTTTGGCTCTCGCCGCGCACAGCGGACGCAGCCGGTCGACTGTTCGGCGAGGTGATGGAGGTGGGGCGGTGACCGTCCGCTGCCCATTGCCGGTCGACGGTACCCGGGACTACGCGGAGCGTGCGGCGGCGCCGAACCCGCCGCGATCCTCGGACGGGGAGGTGCGCCATGCGAGCGCCAGAAGCCGGTTGCACCCCGGAGCTGGCGCTCTACCGACCCCGCTCGAGGCCGACGAGCAGCGGACGCTCGCTCAGTGGCTTGACATGCTCGGCGTTCTCTGGTGTGCCGTGCCCAATGGCGGCGCGCGGCGCAAGGTCGAGGCGAAGATCCTCGTCGGGCTCGGCGTCAAGGTCGGTGTGCCCGACATCCTGATCTTCGACCCGCCGCCGGCGCGGCCAGGCCGCTGTGGCGCCGCCATCGAGTTGAAGCGCATCGGCGAGGCCCGCCCCGGTCCGGGACAGCAGGAGTGGCTCGATGCGCTCGAGCGCCGCGGGTGGGCGGCCGCGCTATGCGAGGGCGCGGCGATGGCGATCCAGTGGCTCGAGGGGCTCGGCTACGGGAGGCGACGGTGAGCGAGTGGATGGCGGCGATCGACACCTGGCCGTGGTGGAAGGTGGTGCTGCTCGGGCTGTCGCTGTCGGTCGGCGTGGGGCTGACGATCTACACGCTCGACCGCTTGTTCGGCGGCTACGATCCTCCGCCGACGCCGAAAGGCAACAGGTGATCACGTCTCCCTCGACCCGAGCTGCGGCCGGCGGCCGTGGTCCGAGGGCCTGTTCTTTCTCGACGCACTGTACTTCCCAGCCCGCGGCCCGGCCCCGCGGGCACTCAATACAGCGTGCGATCTCTGGAGGTGGTGGGTGGCCGAGCTGAACGTCGAGTGCAAGAAGTGTCGGGCGGACCTCGAGGCGGAGTGGCGGACGTCGAAAGTCGGCGACATCTACCTCGCCGTCGAGTCGTGCGGGCGGTGTCTTGACGCACGGGGTGGTACCGCGTACCAAACGGGCTACGACGACGGCAAAGTCGCCAGCCGCGACGAGGCGGAAGCGTGAGTGGGCCGACGCTGGTCACGGCCGGCATCCTCAAGCCCGAAGTGATGCTGCGGCAGGCTCAGGCGCAGATCGACGAGCTACGGCAGTATGTGGCGATGCTTGAGGCGCAGGTGCGGCAGCTCGACGTCCAGGTAAAGGACGCAACGCGCTCGTTCGCCACCCTCGTCGTGCAGTGCGGCGGTGAGGTGCTCATCGAGCGCGCCGAGTGGTCGAAGCCCTTCACGCTTCAGCGGCGCGAGGACCCGGTCACTCACGACCGGACCTGGATGGCCACTAGGCCGCCGATTGTCGTGCAGCCGGGCCCGGCGGGGACGCAGTAGTGCCTCCAGCCTGCACCATCTGCCGCCACAAGCGCCGCGCGCAGATCGAGGCGGCGCTTGTCGCCGGGGAGTCGTTGCGCCACATCGAGAAACGGTGGGGAGTTGGGTACTCGGCAGTCGCCAGGCACAAGCACCGGTGCGTCGCGCCGGTCGTCGCCGCAGCCGCAGCGGCCGTAGAAGAGGCTTATTCTGAACGACTTATCGACCAAGTGCGCGGCCTCCAAGCCAGGACGATCGCGCTCGTCGTTGAGGTAGAGGGTGTGCTCTCCCGGGCGAGGAAGCCCGCTGCGAAGCTCGGCGCGGTGGTCGTAGCCGCTAAGGTCGTCAAGGAGATCCGCGGGAACATGGAGCTGCTCGGCCGGCTCACCGGCGAGCTGGAGACCGGCAGCAAGGTGACGGTCAACCTCATCACGAACCCGCTCTGGCTCGAGTTGCGCAGGGCGATCTCCGACGCGCTCCGACCCTACCATGAGGCCGATGAGGCTGTGGCCGCAGCGGTCAAGAGGCTCGGCGCGTGAACGACCTCGCCCGGGACTTCACTGCCGCCCGCGAGGCGTCCCGCGAGCCGCTGCTCGACTTCATCCCGCGGCTCACACCACGCTGGCGCCGCCCCGATCACCTCGCACCGGTCGCACAGCTCTTTGAGCGTGCGGCGACCGGCGAGGAAGTGAGGGCGTGTGTATCTGTGCCGCCGCAATTTGGCAAGACCGAGGTGGTACTCCACTCGCTCGTCTGGCTGCTGCGTCGCCAGCCCGAGTGGACCGTCTGCTACGCGAGCTACAACGCGACGCAGGCCAGGAGCAAGAGCCGAATCGCCCGCAACTACGCCCTCGCCGCCGGTCTCCACCTCGTCGAGGACGCGAACAACCTCGGCGAGTGGCGGATGCCATCGGGTGGAGGTCTCCTGGCGCGGGGCATTGGCGAGGGCCTGACCGGTCAGGGTGCCAACGTCGAGGTCGTCGACGACCCCCACAAGGACCGCGCCGAGGCCGAGAGCAGCTCCGCACGGGGCGCCGTCTGGGATTGGCACACCTCGACGCTCATGCCGCGGCTACATCCTGGCGGCTCGGTAGTCGTGGTGCATACTCGGTGGCACCCCGACGACTACATCGGCCGCCTCACCAGGCAACGGGATCATGGGGAGGTTCCCTGGGAGATCGTCAACCTGGCGGCGGTCCGGGAGGACGGCACATCGCTCGCCGAGTGGCTGCGGCCGCTCGCCTTCCTCAAGCGCAGACGGCTGGAGGTCGGAGAGTACGACTGGGCATCGCTCTACGAGGGCCGTCCTCGCCCGCGTGGTGGGCGGGTGTTTCAGGACGTGCACTTCTACGCGGCGCCGCCGGCCACCAGCTTTCGCCTGGCGATCGGTGTGGACCTCGCCTACAGCGCCCGGATATCGGCCAACTACTCGGCCGCCATCCTCCTCGCGTGCATCGGCGATCCGACGACCGACGGCCTGGTGTTCGTGCTCGATGTCCGGCGGATGCAGGTGAAGGCCCCAGAGTTTGCAGTGGCGCTCGGTGGGGTGCGCACGGCCGCGCCATGGGCGCCGATGCGCTGGTACTGCTCGGGCACGGAGAAGGGCGGCGCGGACCTGGTCAACGCGCTGAACCCGCGACTCCGCCTTGAGGCCATGCCGACGACCGCCGACAAGTTCGTCCGCGCGCAGCCGGTCGCCGCAGCCTGGAACGCCGGCCGCGTGCTCGTGCCGCGGGATGCGCCGTGGCTCGACCCATTCATCGCGGAGATCGTCGCGTTCACGGGCGTCAACGATCCGCTCGACGACCAGGTGGACGCTCTGGCCGCGGCATTCGATGCCCTGGGCACCATGCCAGCACCTGTCACGCACGCCTCGAGCGGTGCCCGGACCTGGGGTAAGAGGGGGAGCGACCTATGATGTTCCTTGCCGACCCACGGCCCGACTACTGGGAGTACGGGCAGCTCGGTGTCGCGCTGTCCGTGGCGCCAGGGAGCGCCTGACGTGTTCTGCCCCATCTGCCACCACCGCATGGCCTGCACCGACAGCCGGGCGTCCGGCGACTTCCGCGGCCGTGAGTACCGCTGCCCGGACCACGGCTCGTTCGTGAGCGGTGAGCGGATACTCAACGACCAGGTGCGCGGGCATCGGTGGTTGCGAAAGATCGCGCAGGCGCGGCGGAAGAAGCGGGCGGCGAAGGGCGAGCCGGTGGGGGTTGGGTGAGGCGCGAGGTCTACGATAGCACGGGCATGCACCTACTGCGGACGGAGGATGCCGAGCCCGTCTGCGGCCAGGACTTCTGCGACACGTGCGGTGAGTGCCTCGCCTGCTACGGCGCCGATCCGTGCTACGGCTACGGAGAGCACCGCTGGGCCGTCTACGATGCTAAGCGGGCTTAGAATGAGGGGGCGATGAGACACCAGACGGCATGGGGGGCGCTTTTGGAAGCGAGCGCAGCGCTACACGAGTTCGTCTCGGAGTTCGGGCACTTCGTCATCCACCTGTTCTTGGGGCCGTTAAGGCCTTCGCCGCCGCGCGGAAGGAAAACGACGAACTCGAAGCGAGCGGCACTGCGATGAGCGACGATCTCCGAGGCCGCATGGAGGCCGTCTACCGCGAGGTCTCTGCGGCCCAACTCGGGCGCACGCCCACGCCCGACGAGATCAAGGCGGCAGCCGGGCTGGCGAACCTGGCCACCGACCTCTCGGCCGCCAGCGCGATGAGTGTTGAGGCGGCTATGCACGTCGTCTGCGGGTGGGTGAAGCAGCTCGCCGACATCGACCCGATGACCTTTCGCCAACTCGTTCTCGGCCCGCCGCCGCACCGGAGCATCGCGGAGGGCGAAGCGCTCGAGGTGACGGCGGCGCCGGCCACGCCTCATCCTGGTGACTACGTGCTCGCCACGAAGTGGGGGGATGGGGACCCCGGGGACCCGTGGGCCGTTGGCTACTACGACCATGAGCAGGACGGGCGGCATCATGTTGTGGACGGTAGAGGTAATCAGTTCCGGGCTAACGGTTTCCGCAGTGTTCACCGCATTCGCAAGGACGTTGGTGAGTGGCTGGTGAAGTCCGCGACGGCGCTGGAGGCAGCGCCCGCCGGCACCGTCAACCTCTGGACGATGTTGACGCCTGCTGCCTTCGATGTCGACGAGCAGCGCATGGAGCCGTGACCAGTGCCGCGGATCGGGCGGGCGCGGCGGCGGAAGAGGAGGCCAGCGCCGGAAGCGGCGGGAGGGTGAGCATGGCAGACCACGAGGGTGAGACGGCGAAAGCCGCAGAGGCGCTCGCCTCGCTGGCTGCGACGGTGCGTCAGCTTGGTGGGCGGCTGCCGGAATGCGCGGACTGGGGCGACGTGGATTTCGACGATAGTTGGGTGGGCGCGATCGAACAGGCGCTCGCCGGCCGCGGCTGACTGACGCCCAACATCTAGGGCGCGCCTTGACACAGCGCGCTCCCGCTCCCCATCCTGAAGACGGGAGCGTGCGCGTGGTCAGTGGGGCGGCGGGTGTGAGGGTCGGCCAGTGAGCGCGATCGTGCCGGTCGAGAGCCGGTCGCTTATTTCCCGCGTCCAGCAGCATGACCGGCTCCGCTCCTACCTCACCGGCATCACCCCCGAGTACGCCACCAGCCTCGTGCGCGGCGCCTCCTACTCGGCCCGCGGTCAGACGAAGTTGTTCGAGACGATCCTTGCCCGTGACCCGATCGCCGGCACCGCGGCCGACAAGCGCACCGGTAACCTGCTCTCGGCAGCGTGGACCTTTGCAGCGGTCGACGAACCGACCGAGCGCGCAGCGGCGCCGCTCCTCGCGGCCCTCCCACCGGCGGGCTTCCAGCGCGCGATCCAGTGGCTCGGCCAGGCGCCGCTCTACGGCTACGCGGTCGCCGAGATCGAGTGGGCGCCCGACAGCTCCGTCGCGCGCCTCATCCCGATCCCCTACGATGCGCTCGACACCACGATGGGGCAGCTCGTGCTCTACCTCGACGGCCACGCAACGCCGATCGTCGAGGTGCAGGGCTCCACGCAGACCGCGTTCTTCGGCCAGCCGGACCCCGAGGTCCGTCGCCGGCTCATCGTAGTGACGGCCGACGAGCACGACCCGGCCTCTGCCGCGATCCTCCGCCGCGTAGTCGGGCCCTGGCTGGTGTCGAGTTTCCTCATCCGCGACTGGGCGCGATACCTCGAGCGGTTCGGGAACCCGCTAGTCACCGGGAAGTACCCGCGCGGCGCGCCGCCCAACGACACTGGCCAGGCCGCGCAGGACTCGCTCCTCGAAGCACTGGAGGCGCTGCACGCCAACGCCCGCGCCGCATTCCCGGACGATATTGTGGTGGAGCTGCTGGCTGATGCGCGGGCCGACGCGTCGGGCGCCTTCGACAAGCTGCTCGACCGTTGCGAGCGCCGGATCGTCCGCACGATCCTCGGCCAGGACACGACGACAATGGCCGGCGAGTACGGATCGCGGGCGTCCGACGAGGTGCGTGAGCGGGTCGAGGACTCGATCGCCGAGCGCGACGCCGGGATGGTGCAGGAGGCGCTGAACGAGCAGCTCGTCAAGCCGCTCGAGGCGGTGAAGACCAAGGGCCGACGGGCG